TTTGAATATAATTTGACCAAATATTAGTTCCTTCTGCATTTTCTCCTTTAGAAACCCCAAATTTTGCATACGCTTTAGAAGGTTGATCGACTCCATTAATTCGCGGCATGACTTGATAAATATAAAATGATCCTGTACCAACGTATTTTCTATTATCAGAACCAAGGACTAATGAAGGTTGAATACTTCCATCATTTGTCTCCATAAATCCTATATAACCACGTGGCTTATCTAAATCGAAAATCTTCATGTCTTGTTTATTTATTTCAACAAATCTGTTTCCACTCGTTTTAAGTGTTACTCCTTCTAAAACTTTTCCTTTGATATGATTTGCTGTAATAAAACCTACTAAGTTAATCCTATTTGCATTCAAAGTAATGTTTTCTTTACTCATATTGAATGCTGCGATTACATCGTTTTCTTTTACAGATATACTAACGCCTTTTTCCGTTAACTGAAGACGGGTTTCCATATCTCTTACATAAGATGATGTGGCAAATTGTCCATCTGCTTGCGTTTTTGTATATACCTCTGTCTTTTTCGCTGCTGCATTGATCCCCTGTTCATTGATAGTGAAACGGTTATCAATTAAAGTCATCTTCTGATTAAATTGATCTGTCGCAAGCTTGTTAGCTAATTCGCCCAACAAATCTTGTTTATTTTTATCAACTGTTTGTTTCAACTCAGGTATCTTAAATCCAGCAACATAATCTTCTACTTGTTTTAGCTCGACTTTCGCCCCAATTGCTGTTGCCTGTTGTTCGAGTTGTGTATTTGCATCAGTAAGCTGTTTCCCTTGATCTGATACTACATTATTTAAATTGCTCACTGTAGAAGATAATCCAGTTGCTGTTTGTTCTACTGTAGTCATACGATTTTCGAATCCAGCTTGGCTATTTTGAACACTGGTTACAGTGTTTTTTACGCCATCCACACTTTTTTCAATCTCAGTTGTTTTCTTGGTAAATTCATCTGTTGTTACCTGCTCTTCAGGAGGTGCCGTCCAATCCTGCGGCTTATTCCCTTTATACAAGGCAACCCATTCCACAATAGATTTCGTAGTACTACTCGGATAGTTATATAAGCTTAACTTTCGTTCATTTCCACTTGTAGCCACAACAGCTTTAAAGGTTACATAAGTTATTCCATTAGCGTAAAAACTTGTTGCATATCCAACATTGCTAGACCCATCATTCTGCCAAATTCCAAATTTCTGCCCTTGTGGGACACTTCCTTTAATTACAAAGGTATATTCCTCACCCGCAAAGAAATTTTCAGTTAGAGAATATTGATTAATTAGATAGTCTGTTTTTTCATATTTAACATTTGATTTTAATAAAAGGTTACGTCCACCAGTTTTATCACTATTAACCTTTGTTTCTACATTCTTTAACTTCTCACTGATTTTCCCAGCTTTTTCTTCTATTTCAGTAGTTGTTTTCTTTAGTTCACTTGTTGTTTGTTGCACATCAGAAATAGCCCTTTTTGTACCTTCCGCATTTGATTCGACAGTATTTAATTTATTACTAATTTCAGTATCTTTTTTCGTTAATGATTCAATAGAAGTTTTAAATCCATTAGAATCCTGTTCAAACTTAGTTACTTTCTTATCAATTTCACCTTGTTTATTTTCAATATTAGAAATTGTACGGTTGACACCTTGTAAACTTTCCTTTACTTCGTTGAATTGTCCCGTCGCCTGATTTTGTATCTCTTGAACCTTTTGATTTAATTCTGTTTTTGTTAATTCAATATCTTTATTAACCTGCTCAAGTGTTTCTTTCTTAACGGATTCAACATCTGGTACAACCGATTCCCAAGCTGCGCCTGTCCATATTTTCAAAATACCAGGCTTCCCATTACTAATATCACGCCAAAGTGTTTTATAAGGCTGCATCCCCGTTGTCGGTGGATTCTTTGCTTCAATGATTTCTACCGTGTTATTTTTAAGATTCTCTTGAACCTTTTCAGCCAGTGTTTTCGCTGCTTCAGATTCTTTCTTAGCATTACTAGCTGTTTCATTTGCATCTTTCACCAATTTATCTAACTGATCTATCAGCTCTTGTTTATTGCCTAATGACCCTAAGATTCGATTGTAAATTTTTCGTAGTTCTTCGTTTGGATCAGTAATTTCACGATAATCACCAAACACATATTTATCTTGTGTAGGGTCCGTAAAAGATTCATCACCAGCAATTACCCGTGCTTCAAGGTATAATTTAGGAGTGAAGCCTATATCTTTGATTCGGATCGTATCGCCCTCATTAATTAGTTCATGTGCTAGTCCGAAAATACGTCCAATCGATTGTGCTTCTACTTCATAAGAAACGGAAGAATTGACACGTTTTTTTAATTCTATTTCCATTAACGTCATTAAACGTTTTGGAGTCATGTCTAATTCTTCTGTTTCCGGCGTATAAAAACCGAACTTATGTTTACCACGTTCATTCCATCGTTGAAATGCATCATTATCAACAATATACGGGAGTCCCCTGTTAATGCTTTCAATAGTAATTACATTATCGCCTTCACCTTTCACAAACCCGACTAGCGCTGTACAAATGTCTCTTGAATGTTCAATACGTGTAACACCTATTAAATCTTTCCCCAGTTCTATTTCTTTTTCCGTGTCTCGACCACGCCTTTGAATCATATCAACATAACATCCAATTATTTGTGAACCTTGAATCTCAACGCGGTACTGGATTTCTAATTTAAATAAAGAAGCTATTTTCTTTAAAAACGTTAACGGATCAATAAATTCATCAATAGTCATAGTGTGGAATCCTGCATAATCTGTTTTTCCACGTTTCCATTTCATTCCTACTAAGGCTATATCAATAAATTCGTTTACTGTTTTACCTTCTATTCGTTGTGGTTTTATAATGCCTGACTTAGCGATTTGAACCCAAGCTCCTGAAGCATATGTGGTAATGGATCGTTTATCCGAATTCTTCTCAGCTTCTGTAATAACATATGGTACAATTCTTCCGTCTCGAACTTCTTTTAAAACAAGATTTTGTTGTTGTAACGTAGCCGAATGAGTTGTGCCATCAAAAACTGTAAAATCCAACATATCAACATTGTTTTTGATTTCCCAATGCCTTTTATCATCCCGATAGTCCTGTGGCTGAATAGCTGCAACGATTTGATCTGTTTTGAAATCCACAACATGCAAAATGCCGCTTGGTGTTCTCATCTATATCTCTCCCTATAACTAACAGTCGCTTTAACATCTGATGGCATTATTTCGATTAAATTCTCGCCACGTATTACAGTTGGAAAATTACTAAAAATATCTTTTAAATTAATTGCATTCTTACCGTTAATTGTTACAAGACTTTTTTCCGTATCAATAATAATTTTGTCTCCTGCGTCAAAAATGTAAGGCGGATCGTTTTTGGTATTTAAATTTACTTTCCAAAACTTCAAATCACTAACTGACATTGCTTCTACGGGCGGAACATCTTGCCATTGCATAATACTAATCTGAATTTGTGCGGCTTTTTCCATATGGTAGTTATTTTCATCTGTCCACCGTGCAAAACGTTCTGAATCATCTTTCTCTGTCCCTGGCAAAAATTTTGAAATATATGCTTCCCATACATTTCCGGTTCTAGCTATCCACAATCGACCGAAATACTGATTCCATGTATTCGGATAATCACCACTCTCATAAATCAACCCTGTTTTCCCTGGCTTGTTATCATATCCAATAACCATCGTTCCGAAATTTTGCTCAGCTTGCCAAAAGAGATCGTTCATAGCAATTTTTGAAAGAACCTTGCTATTTTCATCGAGTATCGCTATCTCAACTCGGCCCATTTCATTAATTTTTTTACTCTTACATGTAACATAGGCTTGCATAATAAAATCTTGCACTGGCCCCCCAGGTATATTCTTTTTAACAGCTGCACCATGCCATCCTTTCCCTGTACTGGCACCAAAATCAGAACAAAAAAATTGGTATTTATCTGACTTCATTTCACCAATTGGATTGCCATCTTCCATTGAACTGACTTTACTCCAACCTACAGTGGTAGCCATTTCGTCCCATATAAGTCTTTGATTTCTTTCTACGGGTAATTGCTCTGTTTTCAAAGGATAACCAATTCTGAAGTAATCACGATTATACGGCTGCTCACCAAACCACACATCTAAAAATGTACTGGGTTTCTGAGCTTCGACTTCAATAATTGGAGGTGCTTCTATATTCCCTTGATTGATAAAAGAAGTCATCACTTCTGTAGAGCCATTTTGAGAGAACGTATGAGTATTTTGTTTCCCTAATTTATATGGCATCGGACAAACAAAAGTAATGACACCCTTTCCTCTATTGACTATTTCATCCAAGTCTACAGAACCATCAATTAAAGCTAGATATGTCCTGTCTAATTCATCATCAAAAATAAGTTCGGCTGGTTGCTCTGTATATAGCCAATCCGCTAAATCTTCTTTTACCTTTTGTAAATCAGCCATATCTTTTTTTGCTTTAATTACAAGAGGAACATCAATACGACGTTCCTCCGTTTCTGTATGAAGAAAAAGAGCCCCTGCGCGATGAGGGACTCTTACTAATTTTCTTTTAACCGGAGCCCAAGAAGGGCGTTTTCTTCCAACTAGCATTTGAATATAATCTTTTCTAATTTTATTAAAAGTAAAACTGAGTTTCCCCACCGTGCTCACCACCCTTAAAATTCCGCTCTTCTTTTTTGGTCACGATCTTGAAGCTTTGTAGTATATGCGTAACTTCCGTTTGCTAGTTCTTTTCCATCTAAAACGTTTGTCATATTTACCGTTAAATTCAGTTCTTGTTCTCTACCTGATCTATCCGAGAACATAGTTTTTCCTGTAGGTGCGTTGTTATAAGGTGATTGCGGTTGCGTATACCCATTAAAATCACCCAATGCATTATGCGGGATACTATAATGCGAAGTTTGGAATCCAAAATCAAAAACAGATGGCATATTCCCCATCTGTTTCTTAACCGTTCCAACTACATTTTTTGCTGCATCCACAACAAATCGTTTCCCTTTATCCATACCAACTCCAACACCTTCCGGAACTGCGCTACCGACTGGTATCATCACTTTAGATGGACTGTTAATTTCTAACGCTCCAGAAATTGTCTTTTTAATCTCTCCAGCAATGCTTTTCGCCTTACTATATAAACCGCCTGTCGCATCATCCAACCCTTTTTCAAGTCCTTCTATAATGGATTTACCGATGGAACGTAGATTTATAGTGCTAAAGAATTTTTCAACTGTATTCCATTTATCTTCAATATCATTCTTTATTTCCTTCATTTTATCGACGACAGCTTTTTTCTTTTCTTCAAATTTCCTTGAAACTGTATTTTTTATTTCTTCTACTTTATTGCTGGCTGCATTTTTCATCTCGTCATATTTATTGGAAACATCCGAACCCATTTCTTTCATTTTTCTAACAACATCATCTTTCATAACTTCAAACTTAGATTTTACTTGTCCAGTTTCCCAATCTACTTGATTTGCATGTTCCCCAGCTTGGGATTTTGCTTCACTCACAATTTCCTTATGCTTATCTCTTGCCGTGGAAACTGTGCTATCATACTGACGTTTTGCCTCTGCAATGATTGCATTCGCTTCATCAGCAGTAATTGTTTTATTTTCATCACGCTGACGAATTGCCTCTGCAATTTTTTCATCGCGTGTCTTTTTCGCATCTTCAATAACTTTATCTCTTGCTTTGGCACTATTCTCTACAACTTCCGCTGCCTGTCTCGCTGAAATCTCACTAGCCTGTACGCGCATATTTTCAAGAATAACTTTTTGCTCCATTTGATTTTTAGACATGTGTTCAACAGCAACTCTGTCCATTTCATCTTGTAAAGCTTGCAAGGAAATGCGTTCAGATGTTGTTAACTCTCTGTTTTCTCTCGCTGCGGTTTGAAGAATTTCTTTGATTTTATTTTCTTTTTCTTGAGTCTTTAATTTTTCTTGTTCGTAATGTTGATTAAGTTGCTCGATGCGATTATTTTCTTCTTCTGCTGTTAAAACATATGAATCAGCGAAAAACTTTTTAAGGCCTTCAATCTCTTTTTGTTGTCTTGCATTTGTTTTTTCTATAATTGTGTTAGCTAACTTGTCATACTGTCCGATTAGCTTTTGTGATTGTTCTTCAGTTATCACTTCATGGTTCAATCTAATTTCAGTTAACTTTTGTCTAATACCATCAGATAACTTGAAATACTCACCAAGAACTTTCTTTGTGGAAGAACTTACTTTCCCCTCTGTATTCGTAGCGAAACGATCTACCGAAGCAATACTGTCCTCTGTTGCTTTTTGATATGCTTTATATGCGACAACCCCAGTTCCAATGAGAGCGGCTGCAATTAAGCCAACTGGACCTAGAAGCACTCCCAATGCACTTCCTAACATACCAACTGCAGCACCTGCCAGACCCGCTGCACCACCAGCAATTCCTAATGCTGTTGCTAATGCTCCAATCCCAGATATGATCATCCCAACTGCAGCAAGAACTACACCTATTGCCGTTGCTACCGCCGTTAGCGCAAGAACAATACCACCTGTAATTGCAATGGCCTTTTGTACTGGACCTGGTAATGAGTTAAATCCATCCACAAGTTTCTGCAATCCAGCAACAAAAGCACTAACCACAGGGGCAAGCGCGTCACCAATTGTCTTTTTCATTGTAGAAAATGCCGAGTCTAATAATGTAATTCGTCCTTGTAGAGTATCAATTTTAGTTGCTGCAACATCAGCTGCTGTAACCTTTGACATGGAATCCCACATCTCATTAACACCCTTTGCTCCTTCTTTAAAAAGAATAGTTGCACCACGTACGGCATCCGAACCGAATAATGTTTCTAAAGCCATACTTCGTTGTTGGTCTGTTAAATCTTTCATAGACTCATGAAGTGTTCCTGAAATGTTTTCTAGACTTTGAATATGCCCCTGTTGATCATAGAATTTTGATGATAAGAAAGCTGAACTTGTTGCTAATTCACGGAATGTGGTGTCACATTTATCATTCCATTTCGTTACTCCTTCAGTTTTCATTACATATTGTTCTAAAGCTACTTCTATATCCCCTACGTTTCTAGAAGCTGGTTGAATACCGTTTTTAACTAAGAAGTCAAATCCGGCTTGTGCATTATATGTGATTAAACCTAAATCCCTCATCTTGTTGTACGCTTCTTTAGTTGATGGATTTAGCCTCATAAGCATAGTTTTTAATGAAGTACCTGCATCAGAACCCTTTACATTCGTTATATATGAGCTCTTTATCTCATATTCTCAAATTTTCATTGGAGTATCGGACTATATCATCATCCTCGGCTTTATCGTTAGGATGGGACGCGCTCGTGGAGGTTTCAACGGTTCTCGCTTACTACCTCTAGTCTCTACACCTTCTGAATATTCCTATCCAGCTTGGCTCGGGATTGCTATATTTGTTCAATAAAAAACACTCTATAACAGAGCGTTTTCTAAGATTGCTGGTATTTGTTTGAACTTTGTATAAGGTATTCTCAGTAATAGTATCTGGTTTTCTTGGCAATATTGACTTTTTATTCTATCGTTGTTTTTAATCACTTCATATTGATCCACACCAAAACATCCTTTTATATAATGTTGTTTCCCGTCATATTCAATCAATAATGTTAACTTATCATTATTGAATACAGCAAAATCAAAAGGTAATCTTCTTTTGTTTACACAATCATTGAATTTATATTGAGTTTGAAAAGTGATTTTTTGATGAGTTAGCCACTCAGATATGAATCGCTCTCCTTTGCTATCATTACATTGAGGGCATCTACTTTCTTTATGAAGAAAGTCGCTTGGATTTACAAACCATTCACATCCACATTTTGTATGTTTAATTTTCACTTTTGTTTTTCTGTTTTTGTATTCACCAATAACCAAGTATTCATTACCAGTTGCCATTATCACTTCTTTTTCAAAAGTCTTATGAGACTTAGAGAACTTGTCTGAAAGATACTCATTTGTACAATTCCCACATTGTTTTTTACCGTTTTTGAATATTTTCAGTGTTGTGTGAAACTGTTTTTGACATGAGCAACGAAATAGTAATAACTGTGAATTATTTTCGTATGAATCTGATAGTAATTCACATTCACTATTATTTGTGACAAACGTCTTTATTTGATATATTGAGTATCTTGATTTCCCAGTACAATCATTACATGTATGTTTACCATTTTTAAATCTATAGTATAAAGTATCGTAGGAATTACCACATGAACATTTGATTTTCATATAATCCCTTCCGTGCTTTTTGTTTATACTTAGTAATTCACAATTACCATTACTCTCACTCATGACAAATTCTCTAGCCTTTTCAAAAGTCCAATTTCTCGACAATCTTTCTTCACCTGCCTTTTCATGATGATTAATCATATCATGATTCAACGGCTACAATCCATTATGAACAAACTTAAGTTCCCCCGAATTCACGTCCTTTACGCTGCGAATTTCTCCACAACGGGGCTACAAGTTAACCCATTCTGTGCAAATACTGCTAGAGTTGTAGCTGTATCTTTAAATGTCATCCCAGCTCCCGCTGCTACTGCTGACGATGCCGCTAAACCATATTTCAGTTCACGTACATCTGTAGCTGATGCATTTGCTGCACCTGATAATATGTTAGCTGCATCTGCTACTGAAAGATGATCTGCTTTAAATGCATTTAAGGCCGTGGATGCAATCTCTGCCGCCTCGCCTAATTCTAATTCTCCTGCTGTAGCTAAGTTAAGAGCACCTTCTAAACCACCATTTATAATATCTGTTAAACTAACTCCGGCTTTTATTAATTCCTCTATACCTTGTCCTGCTTGAACACTAGAATACTTTGTCGTTTCTCCCATGTTAATAGCTAATTCGCTTAACTTTTTCATTTCTTCTCCAGTAGAACCAGATACTGCTTTAATGTTAGCCATTTGTTGTTCAAAATTCATTGATTCAGTAACCGCGGATTTTAAACCACGTCCTATAGCATAAGTCATTCCACCAAACACCATACCGATTTGCATTCCTGCATTTTGCAAATGGTTACCTAATGTCTCCATGCGATTACCAAAATTCAATAAACGATTACCTTGCTGCTCTAATTCACGATTTGACTGCTGTAACCCAGTTTCAAATCGATTAAGTTCAGCCGTAGCACGATGAATTTGTTCAGCATAATGTTGTGCCGATTGACTCGCTTCGCCTTCTTCTGTTTTTGCGCGATTATAGGCTTGTTGAAGTTCCCTAATCTTTTCTTTCTGTTTATCCACCATGCGAGTGAGAACATCAATTTTTGCCCGTGTTTGCTCTGTTGCATTAGAAAAACCGCCCATGCCTGTTGTAATAGACTGAAATTCAGCCTGTAAGGATTTCAAAGAATTATTTAATTTATCCATCCCTTTTTGTTCAGCTTGACGGTTTACTTGTTTTAATTCATTTTCAAACCTATTTAAATCAGCGACCGCCTTATTGACCTGTGAAGCGTATCGTTGAGTTGCTGCATCATTTTCACCCAACTTAGCCTTATTTTGATCATAGGCTTGGCGCAATGCTCTAACTTTTTCTTTTTGTGCTTCAATCAACCTATTAAGTGCATCTGTTTTAGCGCGTGTTTGCTCACTAGCGTTAGCGAAGCCACCCATACCAGTACTGATTGATTTCAATTCGTTCTGTAGTGTTCTTACGGCACGTCCTGAATTTGCTATACCTTGACGAAAATTCACATTATCAAGGGACAGCCTAACGACTAAATTATTCATTTCATTCGCCATCATCTTCCCCCTCTTTAGATAATATTTTCTGCCGGAACTTCAATTTCATTCGAATTCTGATTTTGATTATTCGATTTACCTTGTTCACGCTGTTTCTGATTCAACCTTAAATAATGCCAAATATCCATTTCGTTATCAATGTGATGATGTTTATATCCCTGACGTAATAAAGAGAGGTAGAGCTCGTCCATAAACTCACTGAACGTTAGCCCTCCCCCCTCTACGTGTTTGGGTTTTCTTCTTCTCCAGTTCCAGGTGTACCACCAGCTGCATCCACAGTTTCATTGATAATTGCATTAATTACATCTGAAGTTGTTGATAAGAATTTACGGGCATCTACACCATCCCAATATTGATCCAAAGTGAATTGTTCATCATAAACATTTACTAAAAATTTAACCATTTTATCCATATCCTCTGGACCAGGATTATTTGGAATATCGGCTAGTTCAGGAGCCTGACGGATTAGGCGAGCTGGAATGAACTCCGGTAAATTAAAAGTTTTATTTTCCTTATTGATTCGTAAAGTTAATTTCATAGTTATTCCTCCTTGTTAATAAAAAGAGAGAGCTTTTGCTCCCTCTTACTTTCCTGCTGGCGGTGTTACTGGTTTTTCATATACCTTACTAAACCAATTATCCCCTACCGTTTTTGTAAACGTAGGTTCATCTGCATCAGCTGTAAATTTTGGTCTATCATCAAAATCACGCTCAATAAAAGTTCCTTTTAGTTTGGTTGTTTGGAAGTTTGGCTTATCCTTCTTAGTTTCGCCCTCTTCTTCCTCTTGTGAAAGCTTTCCTTTAAGTAACCAAACATAACGATACTTATTATTTGCCTTTAAAAAACGGTATCCAATTGCTAAATAGGGCTTTTCACCCTCACGTTTTTCGTCTAATACGCCATCTTTAACTTCTGGATATCCTTCAATGTCTGCTTTAGTTGAAAGCGAAATACTACGAAGTTCGATTTCAACCTCAATTTCACCGTCAGACTCTGCAATTTCTGATTTCTTATTATCACTCCACATAATCTCAGAAGATACCTTTTTAGATGTTTTAACCTTTACAGCACCTTCCATTTTCTTTACCGTTGCATATTCCACACCTGTCGCATTATCTTTTGTTAGTTTTGCATAAACAAGACTATCAACACCGACAGTCGAACTAATTGTAATAATTTCTCCAGCCATTTATAACTCCACTCCTTTCGCGAATCGCATCGCGTAATGAAAAATTTGTGTATCATCTTCATATAAATCAGCAACTTTATACCGTGAAAAACCAATACTTTTCATGATTTCATTCACTTTTTGATGGATTGCTGTTGTACTGCCTTTCGACCAAATATCGATTTGGAATGTAATTTCACTTTCACTTTCCTCGTTATCTGCAAAACTATCTGGCCTATTGTCTAATTCAAAAAACGTAATACGCGGAAACTCTTCAGCGTTTTTGGCTTTACGATAATAAACACGTTTTCCACCTAATAAAGAAACAAGCCCCTGATTATTTTCAAGGGCTTGCACAATTTCGGGTCGTAAATTTATCATAGATTCAACCTCATTTCATTCTTCAAAATGTCTGTCATAGCACGAATTGCCGCTTCTTTTGAAGAATTAAATCCTGGTTCTATAAATGGTTGAGCTGGCATTTTAGATGTTCCCCATTCTAAGAATTTCCCATAAAAGAATGGAGAACGATCTGCTTTATCTATCCCGATTTTAATAGTTTTTATGCCGCCTTCCATTTTAGCTTTTGTAACTCGTATATTATCAGCCAAATGTTGTCCTGTACGCCACGGTTCACTTTTTGTTGCTCTTTTAGGACTATCACTTCTTGGTGCTATTTCGGAAATAGCTTTTCGAATAGGTTCTCCACCTGCTGCAAGAGCTTTATCTTCAATCTTTTCCCCACGTAGACCCATTTGCTCTAATTCAGATATCAAACGATCAAAGCCTAAAAAATCTACACCATCAGCCATTCATTCCACCACGCTTCCACATGATTGACAACGTGTGTTTTTCAGTTGGAATAACCGAAACAATGTCATAAATCGTATTTTTATACTTAATTTTCATATCAGCATTCACATCAGCACGGAAGCGGATTTCTGTTTCCCCTTGAATTTCGCTATTAGCTGCGGCTGCTTCAAAGTATTTTCTTCCTTTTAAAAAAATAAAAGAGCCCCATACAGTAAAAGAATCCTTATAACCTTCTATTGGATCACCGTCTGGGCTCTTTGCATTATCGTCTTTTACTTGAAATGTAAGACGTTTATCTAATTTACCTGGATTCACTTGAATCACCACCACAATATTGCAACTGAACTAATATCGACTGCAAACTAAATGCCAATTGTTCAGCTTTTCCAACCGCTTCACGGTTTTCATGCCAATGAGCGATTAGAATACGAGCTGCTAATTTAGCAAGCTCGCTTTTTAAATCCACATTTTTACTTGTAGCATTTTTAATATATATTTCAGCTGCTATTACGAAAGATGTAATGAGTTCGTCCTCCTCATCACTATCCACACGAAGATACTTCTTTGCTTCCTCTAATGTTAGCACCAAAAAGGACACCTCCTACCTTATTAAGCTCCTGTTTTAGGTGCAACTGTAATTTGTCCATATACAACCGCTTCTGTATCCCACAATGTCACGTCTTCGCGTTCAATTGCTCGGAATTCTGTTGTATTGCCTCTCCAAGCACTTCCGCCCTCTTTCGTCATATCAAGGGATAACTGCTGTCTATCCCATAACACAACCGCTTCTTTCAAATCCCCAACAATAAATGGTGCTTTACCATCTTTATCTGTAGCAATTGTCTTATTGGATAAAACAATAACTGGCTTTCCTGACAGTAATTTACGAGTTGGATTTGTCGGATCCGGTTGAAGAAGTGGACGGCCCTCCTTATCTTCTAATTGATCTAAGTAATTGAATCCATCTTGGTTTGTAATAATGTTTGCTACAGCTGAGAAAGCTGGATCTAACGTAACATTTAATGCTGTTTTAATGCCTTTATAATCCTTTAAATCAACTTTTGTTAACTTGTTGATTTCTTGTAAAATTAAATAATTACGAGTTGCAATAGATTTCTTCGCAATCCACTGACGTAAATAAGCATCTAGCGCTTGATCCGTATCATTTAATAAATCATTTGGTACAGGTAAGAATCCTGCATAATCCTCAATAACATAAGGTAAACGCTCAAATTGTGGTGAAACAATTTCTTGCATCGCATTTGGATTTCCATACTCCGATAATGGCGCAAAAGGTGTAGATGCAGCACGCTTTTCTAATGTACGGGCCCCCTTGTTTGTGGAAACAGGTTGTACATTTACATATTGTTCTAAGTTATCAACCGTTTGTTTTAATTGATTAATAGTTGTAGTAATATCTTCTGGAACAATATAACCGCCATCTTTACCTGCATTCTCAGATAGCGCTGCTTTATATTCCTGCATAACACTTGCTTCTTCATGAGTTAAATTTTGACCACGAATTGCTTTCATAAATACTTCTTTGTATGATGTGTCTTCATTTTTAACTGGTGCTGGAGGTAATGCTCCTGTTTGTGAATTTACAGGTTCAGGAACTTGAATTTGCTTCATTGCTAGATAATTATCTAGTTCATTTTTCGTGTTTTTCGCTTCTTCAATTTTCGCCTTTGCATCTTCATATTTACCGCTGTTATTAAATTCCTCAGCTTTCGCTTTTAAATCAGCAACTCTTTGACGTAATTCTTGTTCATGTTTATCCATCCAGTATTTCCTCCTTGTTTTGGCACAAAAAATAGACCTATAGTTCTAACAGGTCTAGTGCATTTTGTATTTTTAATTTTTCATTAAGGTCCTTCTTAGGAAGAGAAGGAGATTTTGCTACTACTTTACTAGGTGTTTTTTGATATTTATCAAAATAATCACTACTACAAGCTGCGACTTCTTTCGCTTCTACAACTTCAATATCGAAGTATTTTTCAGCTTCTTCACCACTTAACCAGGTCTCAGCATCTACTAATTGTTGAATTTCTTCAATTCCAATACCTTCTTTTAAGTTTTCCTTATATACATTCATAATCCCAGACTCAATGTTATCCAGGTCTTCTGCTGCTTTTCGGAAATCAATTGCATTTCCAGCTGCATATGTCCATGGTTTATGAATCATTAAGAAAGCATTAGAAGGGACAACAACACGATCACCAGCCAGGGCGATTACGGAAGCGATTGAAGCTGCAACACCATCTACATAAACAGTTTTTTGAGCCTTATTGCGCTTTAACATGTTATAAATGGCTAAACCAGCAAATACAGAACCACCGCCACTATTTACATAGATATTAAGGTTACTTTTATCATCTAATTGCCCCAAAATATTTTTTACATCATCTGGCATAATGTCAGAATCATCCCATTTCCAACCTGTATTATTTATGATGTCACCATAGATAAATAGGTCTGCTGACGATTCCGTTTGATTTTTAACAGTGAATACGTCTTTAATTGTCCTCACCTCCTTTCAGCGACAAACCTCCACTAGCTTTCGCTAATTGGTATTCATCCGCAATCTCAATGGATACATGGTTTAGATCGACACGATGTTTATCACCATATTCTCCAATTCCATCTATATCTTCAAGCTCTAATACTTTATTGATTGAGAAAGCACCAGCATCTAACATAATCTTATAAAATTCCGCTCTAGATTTAGAATCAGCGCGAAGTAAACTTGTTAGATTAAATTTCAAATAATAACGCTTTTGTTCATTAAATGAAAATGTTTTATAAGAAAATTCTTCTTCATACTGGATAAGAATTGGACTCAATGTATTTTGGATAAAATCCAATGCCTGTTGCTCAATGTTTGAGAATGTAGCACGATCTAACTCATTAATCATGTGTAATGGGATATTAAAGATGTTTGCAATCTCAGCCTTATCGAACTTCATACCTTCAATAAATTGAGCATCTTTTAATGGCATCCCGACTTTCTCGAATTCTAAACCAGCATCCAAAATTGCTATCCTTTGAGCATTATTCAAACCTGTATTTGCTTCTTCCCAAGCATCACGAAGTACATCTTTTGCTTCTTTTCCAAGGGCTTGTTGTGTTTTCAATATCCCACTATGGGCTGCACCATTTGTAAAGAATTTACCTTTAAATTTTTGTGCCGCTTGTGAACTACCTATAGACTCTCTTGCAATCTGAATAGGTGGTTTACCCTTCAGTCCATCAGTAGACAACGTAGTAAGATGAATCATGTCATCATCAGTTATTTTAATAGGTGTACCATCTGGTAAATTCGTAAAATACCATAACTTATTTGTCTTCAGGTCCACAATTGGAGTTGTTACAGCCGGATTTAGTGCCCATAATTCTTTCGGTCTGCCATCCACACCCCAATGAATATTGATGTAAGCATTTCCCCATGTATTGCGATGCGTTTCGATTAAATGCTTGAATTTAAATGGGCTTTGATAAGGGTTTGGCCGTCTTTCCAAAACAAATGACACTTGATGCATCTTATCTCGTTCTCTTCCTTTTGACGTCTTTCTAAAAACTTGAAAAGGAAGCATTGCAACACTATTTGCAAGGATATTAATGCATCGATATACTGTCGGGACTCCTAAAGATGATTCAACCGTAACCTTTTCACCACTTGCGGCTTGATAACCAAATAGACTTTTAAACCAAGGAGACGGATTTTTCAAATCAGTCGTGTCTTGATTCTTAAATAAATGCCGAAAAATCAAAAGTTTCACCTCCTTTCTACCTTCTTATCATTACCACCCCCAGCATTATGAGAATAAACCCTAACAGATACCAGCCGTAAATTGGATTAATAAAAAAAGTCGTCCCAACAATGATAGACAACCCCGAAACAAGTAAAATATCTTCTAAAATACTAATAAAAAACAATAAAAAACGCATGTAATTCCTCCTAAAATGAGAAATCTTGACTTAAGATATATGAATTTAAATCCATCTCACCAGAATTGAGAATACAACGAACATGTGAGTTTATTACAGCCGCAATCGGATCGATTCTTTCTGTTGCTTTTGACTTGTCCAGCATAATGTTTTCATTGGCATCTTGCCTCGTTATAGCATTACTAGTTGCCCAATTCAATACAGGGTTGTTATTGTGGATGACTTTCTTTAGATACACTTGTTCTCTAAAATCTTTTGTAGGGCCTGATAAAGTCGCCATTCCTTGGCGTATCTCTATCATCGTATAGCCTTCAGCTTCCATGTCTTGCATAAACTGTGTTGCATTCCATGGATCAGCACATATTTCTTTAATTTTGAACTTATTCTCTTTCTCCATGTTTCTAATATGTGTTTTGATAAATTCATAATCAACTACCGCACCAGGCGTTGGCGTGATCCATTTTTGTTGCACCCACAGATCATAAGGAACTTTATCCGTTTGTCTCTTCTCAGCTAATGTATCTTCCGGCATAAAACTATGACTTAAAACAATATACTTATCATCCTTCTTGAACTCAAATGAAATGCTCGTTAAGTCAATTTTGGCTGATAAGTCTACTCCTACTGTACATTCCAAACCTTTTAATTCAGATAATTCAACAGTTCCATCGCAATCTTTCCACTTTTTCATATCCATGTAGCCGTTTTCCTTCATATCAACCCATCGATTCATATTTTTAGTAAGGAAATTCCGCATTTTCTCTGGCACATCTAATGCTGATTGTAACTCTCCTTTTAAAAAAGAGCACCCTTCTTCATAACTACATAGAATAGGATTTGCCTTCTCCCATACACTTGGGTTTGTAATTTCATCATCCTTATCTAATTCATTGACCATTACAAAGTATTCTTCATTTTCAATATCAATATTTGGGTCTAAAATTTTAGCAACATATTGATATTCCACACGATAGCATGGATTATTCAAGTTGAAACCTGCCGTTGTAATAATCATCATTAATGGATTTGGTCGCGCACCCGAACCTGATACAAGGACATCATAAATTTCAGAAGTAGCATGGGCATGATACTCATCAATAATCCCACATTGAACATTTAAACCGTCACCAGACTTACCAGCATCTTTTGATAATGCTGAGATAAAAGAGTTTGTCTTTAAATGTTCAATTTTTCCATAAGCAATATTGAATTTTCCTTTTAAATCCTCGCATCCATTCATCTGCGCTTTAATCTCATTCCAGACAATTTTACTTTGCTCTGTTTTTGTGGCACCAACATATACTTCAGACATATTCTCACCAAAGGCCATTGCTTCATATGAACCAACGCACGCTAAAGATTGTGACTTTGCATTTTTACGACCTACTTGCCAATAAGCTTTTTTAAATCGACGTAATCCCGTATTTCTATGAACCCATCCATAAATATTACTAAATACAAAGATTTGTATAGAATGCGGTTCAATCCTTTGTCCAGCCAGTTTCCCTTTTGTATGTTTAAATAAAGACATCCATTTTAAAAAACGAAGTGCCTTCTCTTCATTAAAAACATAAGGGAAATCTTCAGAACCTTCACGCTCAATATCTCTTGAAAATCGTTTACAAGCTTGTTTATGTTTTTGACAGGCAACGACCTCACCACTTAGTACATCATCGCAATAGTCCAACATCCATTGCTTAATCATGTTATACGTCAAACTCCTTTTCTATATTAGTTTTCGGACCTTGTTTTATATTTGGAATTACAATTTTTGCTCTTGCACTCGGTGTAAGACCAAACTCAACAGCCAAAGCCTTCATTTGTTCATGCAGTTGCTTCTTTTTTGTAAGTAGTGGATGTGGAACTTTATTGGTTTCAGCTGCCTTATTGGTATATTCAACAAGAAGTCCTTCTTCTCGTATAATTTTGGTGCATTCAACATAGTCAGAGTAAGCATCGCAATACGTTGCTAATGCATTCACATCTATGTTTGTAATAACATCTAGCTCTAGTAATTCACCAGCAATCCGTCTAAATTCTTTCTTGGCAACTGAATCTAACCACGTTGGTGGCTTTACCTTATCCTTTTTTGCTTGTAACTGTTTTTCGGCTTTTAATCGCTGCTCAATTTCATCTTTTGTCAATCGATTTGTATTACCTTCTAACAAATGCAAATGAATCGGCTTCGCTTTCCTTCCTATGCGAACCACCTCCCTCGGCTGAACCCCCTTTTATGGAATAAAACGAACTTTTTACACGGAAAGCTAGGCGGCGGTCTCCAGGAAGCCGCCTTTTGCTTTTTCATAGTGGGGGGATGTTTATGAATTTTTTCTTTCAAATTATTTTTTGTTTTTCTTCTCATCTTCTTTTGTTTTTTTGTTATGGCAAGAATGGCAAAGCGTTTGTAAATTTGATGGTTCTAATCGTTTCGACCAATCAACACGGATAGGAATGATATGATCGACTACATCACCTATCTTAATGACATCTTTACTTCTACATTGAACACATAAGCCATGATCTCTACGATAAATAAGCTCACGCATATCCTTCCACAATCTTGAGTTGTAGAAGGAACGTGAGCTTTTGTTTCGAATATGTTTGTCATAATATCTTACAGTTTCTTTTTCCTTTTCGATATGTTTAGCACAATACTTATCCCGTGTTAGTTCATTGCAACCTAACGACTTACACGGCTTGAATGGTTTACTTGGCACCTTCCATCCTCTTCCTCAACCGTTTCATTTCATCCTCGATTGCCAGATTATTTTTATTAATCCGTTCGTGACACTTTACAATGTTAGCTTGATGCTTACGAACTTTGTCGTTCACATATGCAGCAACATGCTCATGACCACAATGAGGACAAATGTAGAAACACTTCTCAATTCTTTTTGGAAGCTGTGCTACTTGTGGTTGCATATCGTAATCTTCATTACAGTTAGAACAGTAAACTTGCATCTGTTTCACTCCCTTGGAAAGAATATTCTAATTATCAATTTACCAAATAAATACAATTTGTTATAATAAAATTAACATTGCCATCTGGAAAAGTGATTCGCATCCCAAAGCGAGTTGCTTTTCCTTTTTTTATGGCTATTTTTCTAAGAATTCATCTACCGCTTTACCAAGCAAACTAATCATTGCTTCTCTCTTTTGCTTCGGTGTTGTATTATCTTGCATTTCATTAAAAATAGGAAGTACCCTTTCTAATTTCTCTTTATCGATGCGTTCATTTACAAGATCCTGTCCTAACATCGAAATGAATGTACCAATCGCAACCGCTTGTTCTTGTTTGGTTAATTTAATTAAATTCATTTATCTCACTCCTTTAAACGTTACTTTCTTAATTACAACATCTTTGATTGAAGCTACTATAGCTCAGCTACAGGTTCCGCTGTTACTTTTCTTCGTAAACAATCCATTTTAGTAATGTATAATAATCTTTTTATCATCAATATAAAGCCTCATAAACATAGAAGCGTGCTCAATTAATTGAGCACGCTTCTTTATTAATGTTCTATATTAATACTTTTGCCCCTCATAACATCCAGTGTAAATTCCTGTTGATTGATTAAAATGCATAGCTTTGAAATACCATTTAATACGCTTTTCTGTTTGATCCCAAACGTTTGCAAAAACACCCGTTGTGTTTGTCATTTCCATTTTTAAGGTGTTTGAACTAGGAGGACAAACTGACGCAGCTAAAGCTTTAGAGTTTTTAACATCATCCGCTGTGAATGTTGCAGCCGAAGCTCCAATTCCACCTGTTAATACAATACCAGTTGCTAATGTCCCCATTACTAATTTTTTAAACATAACAACATCCCCTTTTTAATTAGAATTTTTTGGTACAACCCAAGCTTATATTGTTCTTTGAATTTTGTAAATATTTATAAATTTTAGAAAATATATGCAGACTATTCACCATTTTCTATACTTTGTTTAGAAAATAATTACACCTATTCCATTTCATTGGAAGTTCGATTTACACTCTCTAATTTTTTCTTATTGATTAATTAGAGATTCAATTGACTTTCCATCACTCTTTATATACTCAACTTTGGTTTTCAAACTTTTATTTTCTACTTGAATAATTGATTTATTTTTATTCATTACTTCACCCCCTTTCTCCAAATAAAAAGCACCCGAATGGATGCTTTTATATCAATTATTAATTTGAATTTTAATTACGGTAAATGAAGTTTTATCCTTCTTTCAATCCCCCAATTTCGCTACACTTATCTACACCAACAATATTAAGTAACTGGAAGAAGAGCAAACGCTCTCCCTAATAACGGTATCATTCAATCATTACCATCTGCTGGTTTCGGATTTTATGTGCCGTCATTATGAAACCGTTTAGACAACATATAGTTTATAAAAGAATTTATGAGTTATGTTTTCCGCCACTTCTCACAATACAAATATATCACGTTGATTCCAAAACAACCGGCACATTTACTGCCAAAAAGCGGTCACGACTCTGCCACGATTTTAATTTCTAACAAGACTCGTATCAAAGTATTTTATTACTAATGTAGATTTAAGCAATTGAAACAGTTTTAATATATCTGTCTTAGTAATTGCATCATAATCATGGAAACCATGTGCTATTGAATTACGATTAAGTTCTTG